AACATTACCTGCGGTATAGTCTGTTCCCAAATCAACTTCTGCATCAAGGAAAGAAGCAGCATTAAATCTTTCACTGCCGTAAATCTTTCCTAATGCGTTTGAAGCGGAAGTAGTATCAGTAGCAAGAACTCCACCATCAATTAAAAGCAATTCTTTTCTTGATGTAATTACCTTCAAAAGAGAAGTATAGTTGTTACCAATGTTAGGCATAGCCGAACTTTCACCATAATGTTCTAATGGCATAACAAGCATCTTGTTTTGAACCTCAGCATGGTGCTTACCCATATCTTCACGCATTTGCGCTCTAATATCGCCAATTCCATCATCAATTTGAGCCATTTCCATAGCCAATTCGCTGAAATCGAATTGATGTGCAACAACTTTTGGACTCATGTTTAATTGAGCATAAGTTGGAGCAATTGGGCCTAATCCATCTTGAGCAGTTGAAAGTGCGGCATTTTCAGGAACACCACCAATCATATCTGCTCTTGGTGAATCCGAACCTAATTCAGCAAGGTTTTCTGTTCCGCTTGCATCAACAGTGAATAAGTTTCCACTTCCACCAGCAGGTCGGCTTTTCAATACTCTCCAACCACTTGAAGAATAAGGTCTTTTTGAAATCATCGAAAGTGCATTGACTTCTCGGTTTAGCATAGACCAAACCTTTTGTCCATAAACGATGTTGTATAATGCTGAAACATCGGAAACTCCACTACCGGACAAAGATGGAGAACCATCGTGTCCTGTGTGAATACCTCCGACCATACCTGCTTGCTTCAATAAAGCATTACCGGCTGGTAGATTGTTAATTCCGTATGTTTGCGCTTCTAAGTCTCTAATTGTGTTAATATATCCTGTCATTTTAAATCACCTCAAATGTTGTTCACCATCTTATGAATATCCGACCATTCCATGTCTGCAAGGTCTTCTATTGATGGGAGTTGTATAGTTGCTTCTTCTTGAGCCTTAATGATTGAATCTTTCTCGGCTGTCAAAGACTTTCGCAATTGAGTGAACTCTTCCTTTAGGGAAGAAATCTCACTTGCAGCGTCATATTGAGACTTTGCGAGAATATTCTCACGGTTTGCTTTTTCATTAGCAAATCGAGCCTCAAAAGACTTTCGGAGATTATCGTAAGCAAGTGCTTCAAGTTGTTCTTCACGGAAAGCGGCATATGCTTTTTCAATGTTTGAATTACTCAAATCAAGAGAATCAAATTCATTGTTACTAAATGCCTTAACAACAGGCATATCCGAAGAAGTCGGCTTACCATTGTTAATTACGATTCTGTCAGCAGGTTCGCCAATTTGGTTTCCTGCACCATCAAGGGTTCTTAGGTATGCTTTATCAGCATACATTTCTTTTTCATAGTCGCCTTTTTCATCCAATTTTTCATCCAACATTTCTTCATCATCAGCCATTTCCAACATTTCTTCTTCATCAGCCATTTCTTCATCAGCCATTTCCATGCCGTCTTCTTTAGAAGCCCGTTCCATCATTTCTTTATCATCTTCTTCCTCTTTGCGAAGCATATTAACTTCTTCCAAAAGGGTGTCCAATTCGCTCAGTGCTTTTTCTAATTTTTCACTCATTTTTTCACTTCCTATATCTTGTTTTAAAATATCGAATTTCGCTTCGGGATTTATGCCTTTTTCACATATTGTTACTTCATGGAGTTCTAACTTACTTATTTCGTTATATTCCCCTAATTCATTGTGACTTTTCTTTACTTTTTGTAATGCTTGTCCACCAATACTAAATGACCTTAATGACCCTTTGCGAATGTTTCTTCCTACTTCTTTTGCTTTTTCAATGTCATCTCTTAGTTTAATTACTACAAAGAATCCCACATCATCTACTTCGGATTTCCATAATTTTCCTGTTTTATCTCTATATGAATCTACGACTTCACCGACTTGAACATTTGAATGGTTTGTCATTACATTTCTAAACTTTGAATCTTCCATGAACTTCTTAACTGATTCTTTTAATGCTTTTAATGTAATCAAATCATTTTGCTTATCTACAATTTCAATGCTTGCATATCCACCAATCATTAAGTCGTCGTTGCTCTTTAGAATATTGAATCCATCATTCCTTGTAGCCATGACGCTTATGCTCATCTTGCTCAAACCTTCCTATTCTCTTTGACTATATAATAGACACCGTTCTATTTGGTAGGGAGGGGCAATTCTTTATACCTGTCCTCATAAATATCCCATAATCCTGCATCTGTATCGTCATCAGCAGGAGTTTGTTTATATCCAGACCATGCTAACCACATATCTTTATTATCTACTTTAAGTCTTCTAATGTTAAATTTAGTTTCAAACTTATTACCTTCAAGGAAATACTCATGATAACCATGTTTTTGTATTCCTAATCTAATTTTACCTTCATCAAGTATTTTTCTCTTGGATATATTGTTTGCTATCATAGCAGGAAATTTACCGGCTTTACCAAACAACTCAAATATATCATCATCTTTTTCTAAATCAATAAGCCAATTTAAAGTCTCATCTTTAAGTTTAATAACTAAATTTAAATTATCATCATCTCTAAGGTATAATTTAAATTGCCCTGTTTGATATTCTTTTGGGGTCTTATATGATTTAAGAATATTTTCTTCTTGCATTATCTTATCGTCTTCGGAATAAAGTTTATTGGTCTTTTCATCATATGAAATACCATCTCTTTGCTTCATCCAGTCTTTAAGTTTATCTAATTTACTTTCAAGAATATCTTCATAAATATCTTTATGTTCCTTGACTAAATGATTATGAAGTTCCTTAATTGTTTTAGGCCCAGTAGTCTTCATAAACTGAAATGCTGCTACTGTTAATCGAGATTGCTTAGTTTTCATAATCTCTTCCGCTTGTTGTTTCCACATATCTAAATCAACTAAAGCATTTTTAGACATTAAGTTATCTTCTTCAAAACCATAAATAGTAAAGCCATCCATGTCTCCTTTAATTATAATAGACGCTTCTCCGTGTATATGGTCTGTAATTTTCAAACCTTTCTTTAATGCTTCTACATTATAATTCAATGATTTCTTTTCATCGTTGGATAGTATCTCAAGAGTAATTAACTTATCGGGGTGTATGGCTTCGGGAACTTCTATGACCTTAGCGGAGTGAACAATATATCGCTCTCCTTCTTTCTTTACTTGGTCTATTTTGACCCTTACAATGCTTCCTAAGTCAGCACTAATTTTAGTGTTAAGGGCTTTACCAACAACCATATAGGTTTTACCTTCTATTTCTTGGTAATGTTTTCCTTCTCCTTCTGTCGGCCCTGCACCGAGAGTATAAGAATAATTACCATTGGAAGATTTCTTATCGAGAACAAGTAAATCTAAATCAACAAAACTCTTCCACTTAATCCATTTAGGATTTTTCTTTGTTCCAACATAATAAGTCGAAGTAGAATCTTTAATTACCACGCCTTCTGCTGTTGGCATATCCATGATTGCTTTAGAGTATTCTTCTATATCTTTAGTAGAATCTGCTAAACGAGTATCTTTTTTAGAAGGGAAAGTTAAGTCTTCACTTGAATGAATAGAATAATTATTAAACATTAACTGCATTCTTTGAGTTAATGTATCTTCTAATAAAGATTTCTCATTATGTCTTAGTAAATCGAACATATGTATTCTTAATCTACCGTCAGGATTTTTGTCATTAAATACATGAGAGATTGTTTCTGCTCTATTGAGGGCTTCATCTCCTTTAAACAAAAGTAAAGACCCATCTAAGATACAATCTCCAAAGTGTTTCTTCTGTAATTCCTTTACTTGTTCTTTACACTTAGAAGTAATATCTTTACCATTAAATGAATACACTTTAACTTTCTTATCTATTTTGTGCATTTGAATGCGAAGACCGTCATACTTTTCTTGAACATAATATTCACCACTAAAGCCTTTAAGTTCATTCATGTCTTCTATATCAAATATTCTATACATAGGTTTATTTGGAACAATAAAATCAGATTCGGCTTTCTCTTCAGTGGATTTCTTTTCTTCTGCCTTCTTAATTGGTAGTCCTTCAATATCTTCTAATTCATTCCAATCATCTTTATCATTCTTAGAAAGAAAGATTAACTCTAATATATTCATCGCTGCCTTTACTTTAGATTTAACTTTGTTTGAGTCTTTTCCATCCCCGTAATGCTCAATAATATAGAGGTCAATATCATCCACTTCTATGTCAAGTCCTTGAAGACCCTCTGTAATATCGTCGGGTTCGATGTCTTTAACAGCGTAAATGTCGGGAGATAGTGCTTTACTGTCTTCTCTAATGGCATAGTGAACGAATTTAACCATGTTACCCGTTGAAGATAACAATGCTTCCAAAACTTCACCTTTGAATCTTTTAGCGAAAGGGTCATCCACTGATTCGGAAGAATAACGAAGTTTCTTTATTCCTTCAAATATCTTTTCAGCGTTTTGAGATTGAGGGTCTTTGACATCATCTGCTTCTAAATCTGAAATCTCAATAAAGTTCTTTAACTCATTTGAAAGTTCATTACTGTTTTCATAGGCTTCTGTAATACCATCTATTGCACTACGCCACTTTGCCCCGTATTCTTTGGGGTCAGTGCGAGCCGATAGATAAGCCACTCTTACTTTCTCAAATAAGCGAACAATTTCATCCGATGTGGACTTATCTTTTTCAAGAAGATAAGCCATTTATTTCACCTATTTACTTCTACCAGCATACTCTGTTAATTTTTTCAAATCAGCAACTACTTCTCTCAAATCGCTTTCTATTTTACCTAAATCATTAACTGATGCACTAAGAAGTTTTTTAGTAAGTCTTTTAATTTCTTTGTTCATTTCATTAAAAGCGGAAGTTAAACCTCTTTGCATACCAATTGTAAATGTAGTATCTCTAGGGTCTTCACTTCTATCTGTGGCTTCATTTCTTTTAGTCATCTTTTCATCTTCAGAAGTTTTGTATTTTTGATTTTGCATCAGAGTTAATGCTTTATATATCGCTTCAACCCTTTCTTTCATTAGTTTAAGAGTGCTTTTTTGTTCAGCGTTCATTTTTTTATTTTTGAATTGCTTTTCTTTTAAACGAATTTGAGCATCGAGAGTATTTACTAACTTTTGAGAATATGCTACCTTAGCCCTTATTTCATCATTAGTCATCTTCTTAATGTTACCGCTTTTGAACTCTTCTCCACCGGCATTAGCATGAACCTTGTCTTGCTTAATACCATGCTTAGATGCTTTAGCCTTTGGTCGCTTAACCTTTTCAATTGTTGGCATTTCATCTTTTGTTAATCCATCTCGTAATTGTTCTAAAGATTCTCTTGCTTTAAGAATCGCTAATTCGACTATTTTTTCTTCTCTTGTTACTTTTTCCGGCATTATTGTCCACCTACCTTTTCTACCATTTTATGAATATCAGACCAATCCATACTTCCAACATCTCCCATTGGAGAATCGGATGAATTACCGTTATTCATATTTGGACTTGGACTTTGAGATACTACTAAACCGGACTTCATTAATAAGTTATCTTGGTGATAAACAGTCTTTTCTAAATTTTCAATCTTTTCTGTTAAAGCCTTAAGAATGGCTAATAATTCTACATTTTGTTCTGTCACTTGTCATCACCTTTTTTCTTTGGATAAACTAAATCTCTTAATTGCCGATACAGCAACTCGTAGTCCTTACGAAGTTCAGTAGCGGTAGCCACTATGTCAATGTTCCTGTCATCCATTGACTTCATCTTCTTCTTGAGTTTATTATCGGACTTAACTAAGTCTAAATCCTTAAGAACATCAATTAACTCACCCATTTGAGTAAAGTCCTTTCCAAAAAATTCTGTCGGTTGTGCGGCTTGTAAGACCTTTTTAAGACGCTTTCTCTTTTTAGCATCTAATCCGTCAAGTAACTTCTTTGGCGTATCTTTCTTATCCTCTTTGAGAATAATTTCTTTTCCTTCTTCGTAAAAATCCCATGTCATTCTTTATCCCCCTGTATTTTTTCATTTAATCTTTCAAGTCTTTTTCCTTCTTTTTTTGCGTGTTCTTTCCAAGAACTAATAAAATCTTCTAAGTCATCGTCTTCTAAGTCTATTACTTTTTCATATTTCTTTTCTAAATACTTAGCAATATCAGCAATTGAAGATATTTCTTTTCCTTGCTCATCAAAAATAGGATTGGCTTTGAACCTTTGAGTTAAAACATCAAGCATCTTTGGCTTTTCTTTAATTTTTTCTCCTGCCATTTTTGCTCTTTTTATTTCAAAGAACTGTTGAAGCAAAGAAACTTCTTCTCTTTCTTGAGTAGCAGTTTTTAAGTATTCTTCAATTTCTTTGCTCTTTGCGTAAAGCCTTCTACTTTTAGTTTCAAGTTTTCCAAAGTTAATATATAAGTCTTTGACGGAACTTAAATCTTTTTCATCAAATGCTTTTAAAAAAGCATCAAATTCAAATTCTCTTAAAATGCGACTTTCTTCTCCTTTAGGGTCAAAATCTAAATCAATCGTTTCAATTAACTTAGTGTATTGTTCCGGTTTAGGAATTTTGTTTGCATCAATATACACA